GCAGCAAGCAGGACTCCTGAAGTAAAAGCAGCAAACCGTAGAGTAAAACTCGATAAGGTTAAGAGTGCTGCTAAGAAAGTAGGGTCTGCACTGAAGTCTGGTCTTAAGACTGGCGCTAAACTGGCACGCAAAGGTGCTGTTAAGGGTGCTGAAGTTGCTGGTAAGGCAGCAGGACACGCGAAAAATCTCGCGAAAGACATGGGTAGTGCCGCTAAGAGTGGTTACAAGTCCACCCAATCGTCCTCCCCTGATAAGGATTCTGAGACTACTTCTTCTAATCCCACTACATCCTCTAGCAGCAGCGATTCTTCTAGCAGCAGTGACTCCTCTTCTAGCAGCAGCGATTCAGGTCCTAAGAAGCCTGGTCTGCTCAGCAGAATTGGTAGCAAACTGAAGCGTGGTATCAAGAAAGCAGTTGGTGCTGGTGCAAGATCCTTGTCTCGTGGTGCTCGTAACGTAGCACGCAGACTGGGTGAAGAGACTATCGCTGAGCGTGCTGACATGTGGCATCCAGATCCTGAGAAGGATCGTAAGTTGGGTGGTCCTGGTGCTAATGCTCGTGCTCGCGAAGACCGTGCTGATGCAGCAAAACCAAAGTCTGATCCTAAGAAACTGAAGAAAGGTGAGTCCTACATGGACTATGCCAAGCGTCAGAAGTCTTCTGCTGCATCTAAGTACAAGTCCAGTGGTAGCACTTCTTATGAGCGTCTGAAGAAGGCAGGTGCATCGGGTCTTCCCTCTAAGGATCCTCAGAAGAAAGAGCGTAAGCGCGATAAGATCGGTAAAGCAATCGGTCGTGCTATCGATAAGATCGGTGGTATCAAGCGTGAGGAAGTAACTACACTTTCATTCGGTGCATTCCTTTCAGAAGGTAATGCTACTGCTCGCATGATGCAGAAGTCAAAGACTCAAGTCACTGGACATATCAGTGCTGACAGGGGGTCTGACGAAAAAAAGAATCGTGAGGGACGTAAGGGTCTCGAAAAGGATCTGAAGAAGCATGGTATCGGTCACAAAAAAGGTGTGGGCGAATACAAGTATGACAGTGGAGAAACTGGACGCGAAGTGTCCTATCAGACCTCAAAACCTGATAAGATGAGCAAGCGTAGATTTGGAAAAGTTATGCGTCGCATGGGACGCAAGCACGGGCAAGAATCCGTGATCACTAAGGACAAGGACAAATCAGCAAAACTGCACTATACTGAAAAGGGCAGCAAAGCAAAGTCCGACTCTATCGGTAAAACGAAAGCAGGCAAACATCCTGAAGGGTATGGTGAAACTTCTGGCACCAAAGCTAGAGGTGGCAAACTACCTAAGAAAACTACTAAAGGAGCTTATCATTATGGCTGAGTCTAAGAAGTGTCGATACTGTGGCATCACGGTGCCCATTGGACACCAGCGTCCTAAGACGTGGTTGGAAAAGCATGAGTTGAATTGTGCTAGAAACCCTAACAATAAAGAAGAATGAAATCCTTTAATGAATTTCTTAATGAAGACTGGCAGAAAAAGTCAGGCAAAAACTCTGAGGGTGGACTAAATGAAAAAGGACGGAAGTCGTATGAGCGTGAAAACCCAGGAAGCGATCTTAAGAGACCTTCAAAAAAAGTTGGGAACCCTCGTAGAGCGAGTTTTTGTGCGCGGATGAGTGGGATGAAGAGGAAACTCACATCTAAGAAGACAGCATCCGATCCAGATAGTAGAATCAATAAGTCCCTCAGAGCTTGGAATTGCTAGGAGAATAGTTATGGAAGATAAGGAATTATCCGACTTTAAGTTGGAGCGAAAGGAGTGTACGAAATGTGGTGCTACATGGATTAATGGCACCCATGTATGGCGTGGGACAGGAGCGTCAGGTGAGAAGTCTGAATTGGATCTCGCTGGTCTTGTATGTAATAAATATGGCAACGATGAGTGCATCAATCCTCTCAAAGGAAAGGATGGTGGACAGACTTGGGAATACCGTGCAGGATACATTGACGGTATGATCAAGGGTAAAAAAGACACTCTAGAAGAGTTAGGAAAGCTTGACTTTTGAATGTAACTAGGGGGCACAAACCCCCTACATAACTACAGTTACACAAATAGCATATGAAGTTTTTCATAGTTTTATTTGCTTCGTTATTCCTCGCGTTGCCAGCGTGGGCAGTAGAAGTTACAATGGGATCAAACGGAAATCTCATTTTTGAGCCTAACGATATTTCAATTTCCGCTGGGGACACCGTGCATTTTGTAAACGGTATGCTTCCCCCACACAACATCATTGTTGAAGGTCGTGCTGACCTCAGCAGAGAATCACTCATGTTCAGTCCTGGAGAATCTCAGGACATTACGTTTGCAGATGCAGGCGATTATGAATTCTTTTGTGGTCCTCACCAAGGCGCTGGTATGACAGGCGTTATTCACGTTAACTAAATTATGAAAATTTTTCTAGATACTGCTGATGTCCATGAGATTAAAAGGGCATACAGCACGGGGTTGATTGATGGTGTCACGACAAATCCAACGTTGATTCTAAGATCAGGTGATACTCTTTATAATGTGGCATCAAGACTACTGAAAGAATGTCCAGACCTTATCAGCGTCTCCACGGAGGTGGTTGCAGAGACAGCTGACGAAATGATTGAGCAAGCAAAGACTTATCAACCATTAGGAGAAGCAGTTACAATCAAAGTCCCTTGCACTGTTGAGGGACTAAAGGCATGTAAGATCCTCTCAGAGCAAGGAGTTAAGGTTAATGTCACTTTGGTATTCTCAGTGGCACAGGCACTACTAGCAGCGAAGGCAGGGGCAGCATATGTCTCTCCTTTCATTGGTAGGTGCAATGACAACTCATTCAGTGGTATTGAGTTGGTCCGTGCTATCGCTAATGCATTCAGTGTGCAGATGTGTACCACGGAGATCCTAGCAGCGTCTCTGAGGGATGTGCATCACGTCTCAAGGTGCTATACTTATGGTGCTAGTACCGTTACTATGCCACCTGCGATCTTCTGGAAGATGTATGATCACGTCTTGACTCGTGAAGGACTTGATCAATTCCAGAAGGACTGGGAATCTGCAAACGCTTAATCACTTAATTATGAAAGTTGGTATCATTGGTCTTGGTCGCATGGGTGAGGGTATGTCTCGCCGCATGATGGCAGCAGGCATCGAGACATGGGGTTACAGACGTAACCTCAAGAAGGCAGAGGAGGCATACGAAAAAGGTTATGTCACTGGTGTTGCCTATGGATTGGAGCAACTCTCTGAGGTGGTCCACCGAGGTGGGTATATCTATGGTGAGAAATCTGGTGAGACTGTCTATGAAAAAAGACCTGCTGTCTTCATGATGGTTATTCCAGCAGAATTAGTAGAGGATACATTGAATGAGTTACTACAGTTTTGTGTGGAGGGAGATATTATTATTGATCATGGCAATAGTAATTTTAAGGACTCTCGCAGACGGGCAGAGAGGCTTGATAAACTGGGTATCCAATATATTGACTGTGGCACTAGCGGTGGTGTTTATGGTCTGGACCGTGGATACTGTCTTATGGTTGGTGGTGCAAATACTGCAGTACAGACCTGCGCTCCAATCTTTAACGCACTCTCCCCAGGCATTTCTGCCGCCCCTAGAACGAGCGATGGCGATTATGTAAGGCAATCTGAATTTGGATGGTTGCGTTGCGGTGGTCCTGGTGCAGGACACTTCACTAAAATGGTCCACAATGGAGTTGAATATGGGATCATGCAAGCATACGCAGAGGGATTTAATATCCTGCATGAAGCTAATGCTGGGTCAGCTTACGTTAAAGAGGGCGATGCTGAGGTTGCTCCGATGGAGAATCCGAGGGATTATCAATATGATATCGACGTTGCTGAAGTTGCTGAGTTATGGCGTCGCGGTAGTGTGGTTGGGTCTTGGTTACTTGATCTTACCGCTGATGTATTACGAGGCGATCCAGAGCTTAGCAAATTCGATGGAGGTGTATCAGACTCTGGTGAAGGTCGTTGGACTGTCCACGCTGCTGTGGATCTTGGGGTACCCGCTCCTGTCCTATCTGCAGCACTATACGAGAGATTCGCTTCCCGTGGACTAGCGAAATATGCAAACAAGATCCTTAATGGAATGAGGTATATGTTTGGAGGACACAACGTAAGATGACACTAGCCCATGTCCTACTTTTCGGATCACTACCCTTTGTATGTGCCACCGCATATTACGGGTACAGAAGAGGTGAAAATAACTATTATGAAACTGACGCCTACTCAGGAAATGGCACAGCGCATTAGAATGCGTTTCGCCTTTGCAATGTCCTCCTTCGGGAGGATGTTTCGACCTGACGGTATTACTTTAGAAATGCGAGATATATGTAGGTGTTGGTCTGAAGACATAGATAGATTACCACCACCTACTGCTGACCTCTATCAAGTAGATAGGTATTTTCTGGAGATTTGGAAGAACCGTTATGACACCGATCGAGAAACTTAAGAATCAAATCTATATGTTGAAACTCGAAAATAACATACTAAGGGAAAGGATAAAAGAATTAAATAAAGGGTGGGTACATCCGAATTCTTGCCTGCACAACGACGATCCATGGAAAAAGTTGGGTTAGCACTCCAGTCCATTGCAATTATCTCCGTAGTAGTGTATTCTGTTACATGGGGATTAGAAAATGCCTACTATCATTAAAAATTAATCATGAGAAACGAAATTCTTAAAGCACTTCGCATCGATGCAGAAGGTAACATTGAAAAGGCACGACTCAACATTGAGATCTACCTCAAGAATCCCGTAGGTATTGGTGAGCACCCTGATGTGCTCGCTGCTATTCAAGATCAACTAGACATTATCGCTCACGAGCAAGAGCGTATAGACATCCTATCGAAGTATTTCCTCTAATGCTTTTACACTTTGCTAGATTCTGTGGGGTTGTATTAAACAACCCATACGGATTAGGATTCCTCGCAACCATTCTAGTCTTTGTCCCTATCATAGGTATGTGGGCTGTACATAAATATGGTTGGGAGCACTGGGAACCATTTACAAAAAAACATGGAATATGACCCGCAGGATAACGAGGGTACTTTTGGATATGAATGGAGTATTGAAGACATTTATCTTCTCTACCATTGTGTGAAAGAAACAATTAGACTATGGCCAGGTGCTCCTGCTCGTCCCTATGAGGAGCAAGAGCACTTACGCATATTGAGAGATGAACTATATAAAGCAGTATTAGATTACAAATTTCGCTACATGGATGTCGATGAATGAATGCAAAACTTCTATTATGTTTAGCCCCTGTGGGAATCATATTCATTATGATGAAGGTTGCAGTCTGGATGTCCGCCGTAAATGCTGAAACTGATTATGTCAGACGAGAACCTTTACGCAAACGAGGACCCTTCGTGGCAGATGCATATGCTGATGTTGACGAAGAGGAAGAGGAATATGGAGATCGCACAGACTATAGATGAAGCGATTAACGAATGGTATTCGCTTCATAATTTACCAGTACCCGATTGGAAGTGCAAGAGGGATCCAGACTGGTGGACACAGTATCTTTTAGAATTAGGCATTGACCCGAAAAACCCATGAGTGCATTGTTTGTTTTTGTTTTTATACTGCTACTTACCATTGGTATGGAGTTAACTCTACCAGTTAAGAAATGAATTTACTATTGCGTCCCTTAGATAATGCTAACGATCCTGTGTGGTCGGTAATCATTATGGTGATAATGGCACTTGGCATGGCATTGTATGCGGTCGTATACATATTAAGAATAGCATTTGCAGAGTTAAAAGATGGGAGCAATGACACCACCGAGCAGGAAGAGCTGCTACAACTTCCGAGTGACGGAGATCAACCGTGTCCTTGATGGTGATACTATCGATGTCACTATTGACCTCGGGTTTGATTTATACAAGAAAGAAAGAGTTAGAGTTGCAGGCGTTGATACGCCAGAAAAAAGGACGAAAAACCTAGCGGAGAAAGCACTTGGAATCGACGCAACCAACTGGCTCAAAGAGAAACTGGAATCGACTATCGCTGGTGATGATGAGTTGTCTGTTAGGACTGAACTTGTTGGTGGGGTTGGCAAATATGGGCGTCTTCTTGGTTGGCTTTACATTGGGGACGGAGACGTGTCTCTCAACGAGCAAATGATTACAGAAGGATATGCTCACGCATATGATGGTGGCACTAAGGATATGAATCTAGAGGCACTTAAAGAGATCAGGAGGGCGCACGGCACGTTGGTGGAGTAATGGATATTGTTAAATATGATCAGGTGATGGTCATTGATGATCTCTTCACAGATGAAGAGATCCTTTATATGGATACATACTTCACCCACTTTGACGGATGGCAACTTATCTTTGATAACGCGCCAGACGATAACCTTTCCACTTATTCTTTAGGAAGAGCGATCGACTACCCCAACTATGGGGAGTTTGATTACTTTTGTATAAACCATGCATTTCTTCGGGCTGGGATTCCCATTCCTTCATTTCACAGAGTCGTTTATAATGCTTTCCGTTTTGGTGATAGTCCTGCTGTCCACTGTGATGGGGAAGGATTAGATGCACTCAGTTTCCTTGTCTACACTAATAGGGCATGGATACCTGAGTGGGGCGGTGAGACCATCTTCATGAATGGCGACAGGATTACAGATACAGTCATTCCTAAACCAGGAAGGGTTGTAGTATTCCCAGGATTAGTCCCTCATGGAGGTAAAGCACCGACAAGGCACTGTCCTGTTGCTGCTAGGTTTAGTGCAGTCTTTCAATTCTGTCCAGGACAGGAAGAGGTTGTTGAAGCACATGCAGTAGGACAAGAAAAAAACAGGAGACCATTCCCTTATGAGCCAAAATGAGATCTATCTAGGTAATCCTAACCTAAAGAGGGCTAACGTAGCACAGAGCTTCACCGATGATCAGGTGGCAGAGTTTATCAAGTGCTCCAAGGATCCTGTCTACTTCATTAAAAACTACATCCAAATCATCTCGCTGGATCGTGGTCTGATTCCATTTGAATTGTACGACTTCCAGGAGTCGATGGTAGAAAGATTTCATGCAAATAGATTTAATATAGCAAAACTACCACGACAGTCAGGTAAATCAACTGTTGTTACTGCGTATCTGCTTTGGTATATTATCTTTAACGACAATGTTAACGTGGCAATCCTTGCTAACAAGGCAGCTACGGCAAGAGAGATGTTACAACGTTTGCAACTATCTTATGAAAACCTCCCAAACTGGCTCCAACAAGGTGTCGTCAACTGGAATAGGGGCAGTCTCGAATTGGAAAACGGAAGCAAGATTATGGCTGCTTCTACTTCAGCTTCTGCCGTCCGTGGTATGTCTTTTAACATCATATTTCTGGATGAATTCGCCTTTATACCAACGCATATTGCTGACGAGTTTTTTAGTTCTGTCTATCCTACTATTTCTTCTGGTAAGTCTACCAAAGTAATCATCATCTCCACGCCCAAGGGGATGAATATGTTTTACAAACTCTGGCATGATGCAGAGAAGGGCAAGAATGAATACACTACTACAGAAGTCCACTGGTCTGAGGTGCCTGGTAGGGATGCTGCATGGAAAGAGCAGACCATTCGTAACACATCTGAAGAGCAGTTTAACCAGGAATTTGAATGTGAATTCTTGGGTTCGGTTAACACTCTCATTACATCATCCAAACTAAAAACTTTGGTATACGATGATCCTGTGAAGTCCAATCAAGGACTAGATGTGTATGAAGAGCCTAAACCTGAACATACCTATGTATGCACGGTGGACGTTGCTCGTGGTATAACTAAAGATTACTCAGCATTCTGTGTCTTTGATACCACTACGATCCCATATAAGTTAGTAGCGAAGTATAGAAACAATAAAATCAAACCATTACTCTTCCCCAATATTATTCATCAGGTAGTCACGAGTTACAATCATGCCTATACCTTGATTGAAGTTAATGATATCG